CGTTTATTTTTCGTGCTTTTACGAATGCGTTTAACCCGACTGCCTCCTCTTTTACGTCTACTTTTGCCCCCACTCTTGCTTTCAATCGCCCACGACTGACTTTCAAACCCCCATGGACCATTATTTAAACTATGTCCTTGTTGACCATTTAGAGCTGTATTATCTGCGTTCAATTCAACCACGGTCATTCTATAATTATTATTTAGAAATTATTTGTAGTTACGCACAAGGTCTGAAATATTGACAACGCGCTTCATGTCATGATGTTTTACAATGCGCTTTGGAACCCATCTTCTAAATTTACTCTTGTATTCGCATTCAATTAATGCTTCTTTATTAAGATCCACATATTTGTCAAGCGACGTATTTTGAAAGTCGTCCTCATCTTCACTCTCTTCTACGCAGTCCAAATTCGCATTCTCATTAATTGTCCTAAAGTGTGCGTTCATATACACACTTGTCGTGAAATCGGGAATGTATGCCGAATTATAGTATGTCGTTGTAAGTCCATCGTTCGCAAATAATCTATATATGTCACACTGGATGTCTGCCTTTACCAAGAAAATTTCACGGTCTCCATTTTTATTTCTATTTGGGTCTATTATGTAACGGCATTTGTATATACCACTATGTTCGTTGACTGGCGTTTTTCGCTTCTCCATAATGGGACGTTTTGTAAGAGATACATTGAGAAATGGCACAATATCACCCAACACACGACATTGTATGTGATGCACTATGTACGGTATCTGTGCATGTATTTCGTCGGGAATCTTATCACTTTCATCATCGTGAATCATCCACATAACAGGTAATGCTATCGTAGTATTTTGACAAGTGTTTTCAATGTCGTGAGATAACATCTCGTTGATATATACCAACTTCTCGCTTGGATTTAATCCCTTTAAATTTATGCCCTTATAAAAGTAAATATCTTCGATCAAAAATGCGTCGGTTTCTTGTAAATACACACCATACAACATCGTTCCTAGAGCAATATCCTGTGTAAATTTATGATTAAGAATCTCGCATTTTAGAATACGATTATCCTTGTTAATGTCTAACATGAAAAGCGTGTCGCCACCTTTGTAAAAGGTATACCACAAATATACCTTCTTGCCGGTTGGTATTGCCATTGCTAAATTATATTTTATCGGAACTTTCTTATGTGATACAGTTTCATAAGAAGGTTCAAAATCAGGAAGACGTTTTACCAATTGTGACAGTTGGTAACCATTAATTATATTGCTTGGCATATACAATAACATGTCGATTTCCTTTTATGTTTATTCTATTATATGTTTATTCTAAATCATTCATAAAATCAGTCAATTCCATTTCCATGTTATTTGGGTCATCAATATCGTGTTCTTCTTTAGCTTTATTTTCTCTTACATTTTTTAGTTCGCTTATAAGTTCGTCGTATTTTTTCGATTGGTAAATGCCTACATTTTCAGTTTTCTCTGGCGTCACGCGATTTTTCATATATGTAAAACCCGCATGTAAACCTAATATTATAATAATGGAAATAATAATGGTTATTGCGATTGATGTCATTATACAATAACACCTAAAATTATTGTATGTTTTTAACGATACTCAAGAAAACACTTTTGATACCCAAAAATTCGTGCTTTTTTGTTGCCATGTATTATAGAAAACCTATCATCATTGACATTGCGAATGGTAATGTCAATATTTTCTAAATTATGATTGCGATATGAACTTCAATGGGAAGTTCACCACCATCATCTATAACGTAAACATAATTTTTATTAGTTGCAATAATTACTTAAAAATATAGAGTCTTATATAATAAACTCAATGACTACTATTATTATCATCGAAAAGACTGGAACATTAAAAGAGCATATCATTCGCGGAAATGTTGACATTGAACAGTTGTATAAGATTGCCAAGTTTAAGAACGGTGATAATTTTGAGAATGAAGCATCATGGGAAGTTGACGTGGACGATACAACATATAATATCTCGCTATTTGCCAAGTCAATTGGTAGGGCGGGTCAGGAAAATAAATACGAGCTTCCACCACCCGTCGATGATGTGTTATATTTCGGTCGAGCATTATTGATAAATGAGGACGGAGGAAATCTTACACTTGGATTATGGAGTAAGATTTATGAGGCATTATTTGGTGGATTTGAAGAATTGGGTGATAATGATAGCGAAGAGGAGGAGGAAGAAGACCTAACCGGTGTTCCTCTTACAAAAGATGGATACATGAATGATAGTTTCGTCACGGATGACGGAAGTGATGGAAGTGATAAAAATTATGTAGAACCTGAACCAGAATTAGTAGATGGCAAACGAGCAAGAAATAGTTTGCGTAAACTGAGTCACGATGACATGGAGTCACATAGTGACACTGATGATGATGATTTTATGGTTTGCACCGACGAATTGGAGGAAGAAGATTACTTCTAAAAATTGAATATATATAAAAAGATTATAACAATGTATAAATAGACAGAGTTATGAATAGAACCATCACAGACCCCACCAAGTTTCGTTTGAATGTACGCGATAAGTTTAAGACTATATTAAAGTGTGTAGACAATAGTTCTCCACTTTCTATAGCATCTGAAAATCTAGAAAAGGCAATATTTAATTATGCTATCAAGGAGTGTAGAAATCGGAAAATTATATGTAAATGGAATAATCCATTATTCGTTCAAATATACATTGACCACTTGCGAAGTATCCACGTGAACATGAAAAACCAAGTAAATTACGATTTGATAGTGTCACAGGTCATTACACCCAAAGACTTTGTGTTTATGACACACCAGGAGATGAATCCGGGTAGATGGGAGCACCTGATTAAAGCCAAACGAGTTCGTGATGAGAATAAATTTAATGCAAAGATTGAGGCATCGACTGATATGTTTACCTGTCCAAAATCCACATGCAGATCAAAAAAATGTACTTATTACGAGCTTCAAACACGTTCTGCTGATGAGCCAGCAACCATCTTTGTTACTTGCTTGGATTGTGGAAAGAATTTCAAGAAGACCTAGTTCATTTGATAAAATCCTTTCTATGCACATCACCCGAACTATACGATGCTTCTTTACATATATCGTCGATGGATAACCATAATGGTTCTTGTTCGCTACTGAAATACATGATTTGTTTTACGTAATCTTTACACTTATTTTTAATGAGTCTTGCGCAAGAAGCACACACTTTGCTATTTCCTATATGTCCATTTCGACTGAATCTTGCCGAAATAATGGTTTTTTTACCTCTCCATTCACTTGCCGTCATGTGCTTCTTTACACGTTCGACCTCTCTAATAAGTTCTTGTTCTGCATGTTGAGTATTTTGAACATTGTCCGGTCCTGACCGTTGAACTCGTTTATGACTGGCATGGGCAATAATTTTTCCCGTTCGTTCGTTTTTTAACATGGCATAGTGTGTTCGCGGTGGACCTGTCGGGTCAGAGTATTTAATGGATTTTGGTATTTTACATCCGATTATGTATTCGGCTTCTTCGAATGATTTTACTTGCATTTTTTTATCAATTGTTAATCACGATTAAATGTAATCAATTTTACAATATAAAGAAATATCGTATTTATAATATGTGTAACACATTAGCCTTTATAGCTCAGTTGGTAGAGCGTTGCACTTGTAATGCAAAGGTCTCAGGTTCAATTCCTGATGGAGGCATTTTTTTTATAATCAATGTAAAATATATTGATTATTAAACTAAAACAATGTTACGAGAAACCATGGTATGAAGACATATAATATATTTGGATTACTAAATACGTATGCATAGTATAATATATATACAATTTTAACAATTAAGGGGAGTGCTCTGTTTGGTAAGAAACGGACTCGCCAACACCCTGTGGTTATACCACCAATTGCGGCAATGATTGTATGTAATGGATTGATCGAATTGCTTATAACGCTACAAGTTGAGATAAACTCTATCACAATCAACACCCTATTTTTTGTACTATATATATTGAACTGTGTGTTTTCTATAAACATATCATAGTCATTTACAATAATTACTGTAGCATCTCCTACGTACGGTAACGCATTATTGCTAATGTTGTTATAGTTATTATTAGCATCAACTAAACTTTGTCGGCGAATTGTTTCAATGTATCTCTGGTAGTCTAGATCATTAGCTAATGTTCTTAGTTCAGTTTCTGAACCAGTTTGCATATCACCAAAGTTAACGTCGTTGAATGCCGGTAGATCAATATTACTATTACATATAGGACATACAGGTCGTTGCAGTGTCCATTCGCGTAAACAATTATGATGAAAAGTATGTTTACATTCGGTTACATACTTTTCAGAGAGAATGGGGTAAAAACAGATAGAACATTCTATGGAATCTTCCAATTCACTCATGTATATAGTATATTAAATGTTATTATATAAATTTTATATGGATGTTGAAAAAAAAAGGAAATAATACAAAATTTAAACTATCAAATACATTAATTAATGATTTCGAGATCCCTCAGACGCCAGTATTCTGAACCACCACTAGGAAGAGGTCGACGAATTATGAATGGAATTTTTTTCTCGTTAAACTCCTTAAGAGCGATGAGATACGAATCAATCACATTGTCATTTATCTCTGTAAAAGGTTTTGCTCCACCTTCTATTTGTTTTGCCCGTTCTCCTATAACCCTGGCCCGTTCATAACGAGTTACAAAAGGAATCGTTTTATGTAAGGGGTCTACGATAATCCCATTCGTGTCTTTAACTGTCTTACACATAAGGTCGATTTCCACTGAGTTGTGAGTTTTCAATTCATGGTGGTGTTCGCTGATGATATTATCATTCATGTCAGAATCGATCTTTTTTAGATAATCTTCGTCGAACCCATCATCATCGTCGTCATCATCGTCGTCACTAAATTCATTGTTGAGATTGTTTGGCTCTGTAACCAAACGTTCGGGGTTTGGTGCCCTGTTGGGGGCATCATCACCATCATCATCATCATCATCGTCATCATCTTCATCTTCATCTTCATCTTCATCTTCTTCGTCTGGACCACCATCGTCCTTCTTGTCGTCATCATCAATTACATCATCGTTATCGTCATTATCACTTGCTTCATTCTCTTCATCATCATCATCATCACTTTCTACATTAACTATGGGGTCATCTTCGCTGGTTAACATTATAATATAAGGGGTGATTATTTCTAAATTTGTTTTGAGTTAACTATATTTTCAATTTTTATAATTACGAATTCCAAGTTGTGTCACAAACAACACAAATGTAAGTGTATTTTAAATTAGCATCATCATATCGCATGTAAATTACTTCATTATCTTTCTTTTCTGTGTGTGTTTTGCATGTCGAATTCGGACACGGTATGTTGTTAATGCGTGGAAGGGTCGGGTCCATCTTCGTATATTGATTAACCTGTTGGACCTTTTTAGATGATGTCTTGAAGTTTGTGTCGAGCACACACAACCCTTCGTTGGTCATTGTGTTATCCTTATTTCCGCAACTCCTACAGTAATATGTTAAGTTGTTGTCATTCTCTTCTTCTACCGCAATATAATACATGTTATCGCATTTGTTGCAAAATCGCATAGTTGTCTGTTTAAATTATATTAACATTTATTTTCTATATTTCAATTTTTCACATTTATATTTATTTACTAAACAAGATTGTGTGTTAAATCAACGAAAAATATGAATCCACACAACAAGTTAATAATATAACCTATATTATTGGCGCATTCACGTATATAGGTTGATTGTGGTAATTATTTTTTTGTATAGTATAAACACACATGGTTAAAATTATAATAACTACAATCTCAATTAGCATTTGTGTTTTTAAACAAACATATACCAAAGCATCCACGCAGCTGTTATGAACATAAACACATTGACATTCTAAGTTAAAAAAATTGATTGAAAATATAATAAACGTAATACTATATAACTAATTAAGATGGACGGAAATTCCAGAAATCATATTTCTAATAAAACCTCAAAATCATTACATAATGCAAAGAAAGGATACAAGAATTATCAGGACTTTATTGGGGGTCACTATATGGATAAGAATGACACAAGAGATGTGACCAATACACGAATTACAGGTGGCAAGTTCTCTATCCCCGATTCGGAGTATCCTACATTTCTTGGAATGTATTATAACGATATTGTAGCAAAACGACATGACGAGTATTTAACTGAGAAACAGAGAGAGAGCGACGGACCGATTGCAATTGACCTCGATTTTCGTTACGATTATGCAGTTACAGAACGTCAACATACTAACGAAGATATTCATGCTCTTGTTCTGATATATTTAGAGGAACTAGACAATATATATCAATTTAACAGCGATAATGAGTTTCCTATATTTGTGCAGGAGAAGTCAAGTGTAAACCGAATTAAGGATAAGAATATTACAAAGGATGGTGTTCATCTGATCATTGGTATACAAGCGGACCGCGTAGTTCAGGTTCTTCTGCGTGAGCGCGTTATGCTGAGAGCGAAGGAATTATTTGTTAATTTGCCTTTGATTAACACAATCGACGATGTATTCGACAAGGGCATCAGTGAAGGGTATACGAACTGGCAACTATACGGTTCAAAGAAACCAGACCACGCTGCGTATGCTTTGACCGGAATTTACAAGTTTGAATATGACGATTCTGATGGTGAATTTATAGAGTCGGTTATTCATCCAAAAAAGTTCGATTGGTCAAATGACTTTCCCAAGCTTTCCGTTCGCTACCGAGACCATCCGGCATTCTTCATGAAGTCGGATTTTATTGCGGAACACGACAAACTGGCAGCCAATGGACCAAAACGCAACAAGATGCGTAGGATTGCATCAAACAGCGTTATAGAGCTAAAAACGTTAGATGATATTAAGTCTGCGTTGGAGGCGTATAGGGAGTCGTTAAAATCACTTGAATATGAAAAGCGAGAGGCAATTGATTGTGTTATGGCTCTGACTATAGATTACTATGGCGAGGGTTCGTATAGTAAGTGGATGCGCGTAGGTTGGGCTCTAGCCAACATGGACAAGGAACACATGTTCATTGTATGGCTCGCATTCAGTGCACAATCACCTACTTTTAAGATGGAGACCGTAGATGACCTACGTACTATGTGGTTGGGGTTCGAAACCAATAATGAAGATGGTCTCACTAAGAGGTCTGTTATGTATTGGGCACGCGAGTCGTCACCCGAAGAATTCAAACGCATACAAAAAAATAGCATTGATTACCATCTCGATTTGTCAGTCAAAAACATCAGTATGTATAATTTGAACAAGAACAGTCTGAATGGGTGTGGCGATACTGATATTGCCAACATTCTTTACATGATGTTCAAACACGATTATGCTTGTGCTGGAATCAAGTCTGATAAATGGTATCGTTTCTCGAATCATAGATGGGTGGAGGATGAGAGCGGCACTACACTACGTAAACACATCTCAGGCGCATTGCGTGACTTATATAGATGGAAGTGTGACGACATTTCCAAGAAGTTGTGTGATGTCGCTCAACCAGAAGATAAACTGAAACAGTGGGAAAGCCTATCGAACAAGCTTCTGGATATCGTATCCAAATTGGGAAGCACGACACATAAAGATCACATATTGAAGGAGGCGCGTGAGATGTTTTACGATGCTGATGTGAAGTTCCTCGACATGTTAGACAGTAATCCCCACTTGATGTGCTTCAAAAATGGCGTGGTTGACTTTAAGGAGCGTTCATTTAGACCTGGTCGTGCCGAGGATTATCTTGAGAAATCTACCAACATTTGCTACAAGCCTTTAGACCGGAAACGTGACGCGGTTGTGATTGCGGAACTCAATGATTTCATGGAGAAGCTATTTCCATTGGAAAAACTACGCAATTATATGTGGGAACATTTTGCATCTCTACTTATTGGTGTAAATCTTAATCAGAAGTTACACATGTATATTGGTGGGGGCGAGAATGGAAAGTCTGTGTTAACCGATTTGCTTTCTCAGAGTCTGGGTGATTATTATGCCATATGCCCCCTATCGCTCATTACTCAGTCACGTCAGAAGCAAGGGCAAGCATCGCCCGACATTGTGTCACTTAAGGGACTGCGTATGGCAGTAATGCAAGAGCCATCAAAGGATGACAAAATCAATGATGGTGCGATGAAGGAACTAACGAGTGGTGTAGAGCCCATTAAGGGACGTAATCTATTCAGCACTCCAGTTACGTTCATTCCACAGTGTAAGATTGTTGTATGCTCAAACAATTTCATGAAAGTAAATAGTCAAGATCATGGTACATGGCGTAGGATTGCGGTAGCGGACTTTATGTCTCGTTTCACCGACAAGCCCGAAGATAATGACGAGGAGATACCATACCAGTTCAAGAAAGACCCAACACTGAAAGATAAGTTTCCCCAATGGCGCGAAGTATTCATGGCTATGTTGGTTGAAATTGCATTTGAAAATCAAGGTAAGGTGTCTCAGTGTGATTTGGTTGATGAGGCAAGCAATAGTTACAGACAGCGGGAGGACCATATTGCCGAGTTTATTAGTGAGAAGATAGTCAAGAGTGATGGTGGCAAGATTACCAAGACTGAGTTGTCCAATGAGTTCAAACTTTGGTATGAGAGCACATATGGACGCGGAGGACCAAATGTCAAGGAAGTTCAGGAATATGTTAATAAGAAATTTCATATCAAGGTCCGGGATGGTGTCTGGTCAGGCATTCGCATTAAGTATAATGAATCTGCTGACTCTGGGGGCGATAGTGACTCGGGTGAGGAAATTGAAGAGTAAAATAATAATATTGGGGTTTGGATAATATTATTATTGGGATCTAAAAGTCTGTTTTTTTATATATATTTCCCGTCATGAGCGATAATACATATACGATTGTATTATAGAAATATAAGATTATAGGTATAAATAATACGGGATATAACGTAAAAAATGTGAGGATAAGTCCTTTGGTTCTCTTGTCTATATCTGTATTTAAGAATAATGTGTATGCTAAACCAATTACTACCAGTATGTAGAGTATCAACATCATGGATTTCATGAAATTTACCTTCTCAAGTTCCATATATTCGAAATCGGCACGACGATTAGTAGTTGATTTCTTATAATCCTTTTTTTTTATGAGTTCATTTTCTGCGTTCTTTGCTTTAAATTTAATTTGGCGTTTCTTCCGCATGTTGTGTCTTCGTGTGTATCTATACCACATCCAACCGGTATTTAAACCATTAGCAGAGTTTTTAATATCATTATAGTTTTTTTCGTGATAAGAATCGTCGCTCATAATATATGTTCTATATTATGAGATGATATTTATTTTAGAGTGGATATGCTTAAATTGGTCCTGATATACATACACCGTCTTTATATATTGTTGTTTCTGTACAACATGCTGCGCCTTTACATGTCGAACTATTATTAATTCCCAAAAGATCGCCGTCTGCCACTGCTTTGGCACGTAAAGCAGCACGAGCAGCACCTGTTGTTATTTTGGGTCCAGGTATGTCTAATCTATCATAGTTCGTATTTTCACGAGAGGAAACATTCACGAGTGTGACTAAAGCAAAAATTATGACGAAGGAGTATAATAAAATATGTAATAGCGTATATACCGAGTCAGGTAATATATCGAATTTAGCACGAGTGAATTTCATGAGTATAGTCATAGCAAGTGTAAAAACAATAAGTATTATCAGATTAATATAAGCAGCCTGGCGTTTTCTATGACTTTCATTTAATTGTAATACGCGCATCTGTCCTTTCTGGGCACTATCTAATTGCGTCTGTTTTTCATCCAGTCTCATCTTCTCATTCCTAAGAAGAGTGTTAACGTCATTTTGTTTGGTTAATGCCGCTGTTAACGCAGATTTTATAGCCGTGGCATTT